GACCAAAGTGCTGGTTGAGGACGGCGACCATATCCGTATCGGTAACGTCTACGCTCGTCACCTTGCTCAGTCTTTGATTGAGACCAAAGAGACGCTGTCGGCAAACGTGCTCAACCGTGCGTTCAACAGTTCGTATGTCGGTGGCGACGGCGTCAGCCTGATCAACACCGCTCACCCGATCGTGAACGGTTCGTTCAGCAACCAGTTGGCTACCGCAGCAAACCTGTCGCAGACCTCGCTTGAGCAGATGCTCATCCAGATCCGTCAGGCTGTGGACAACAACGGCAAGAAGATTCGTCTGGTTCCACGTCAACTGGTGGTTGCACCGGGCAACGTGTTCCAAGCCGAAGTTCTGCTGAAGTCGGTCCTGCGTGCAGGCACGGCTAACAACGACATCAACCCAGTCAAGTCTATTGGCCTGCTGGATGAGGGTGCCGCTGTTCTGTCGCGTCTGACGAACCAGACCGCTTGGTGGGTTCAGACCGATGCGCCTGAAGGCATGAAGCTGCTGATGCGTCGCAAACTCGAAAAGACTATGGAAGGTGATTTCGAGACCGACTCTATGCGCTACAAGGCCACCGAGCGTTATCAGGTGGGCTGGACCGATCCAAGGGCTCTTTATGGGACTCCCGGCGTCTGACGCGGGTTTGTAAAGTCTAGCGCGGGTCTGTATACTCCGAGGTGTAAAAACCAAGGAGTATGCAGATGCCCGAAAAATGTCATGTGATCGGTTGTAACAATCCAGTGCTTGCAAAGGGCTTATGCCAAATGCATTACACGAGGGTTAGGCGAACCGGGGAAGTTGAAGATAGCAGGCCGGACGATTGGGGGAAACGAGAACAGCACCCGCTTTACAAAGTATGGACTGGACTCCGTAGACATCATCGTTTGAGCATGGATTCTGAGTGGGGAAAAGATTTTTGGAAATTTGTCGAAGAAGTCCCAGCAAAAACTGAGAGATCCAAGGCATTTAGGCCAGACAAATCCAGACCTTGGTCCAAAGACAACTTTTATTGGAAAGAGTCTCGTGCTTCCAGTGAAGACTACAAAGAATATATGCGGGAATGGAGCAAGAAGTCTCGTGCTGCAAACCCCGAATATTATTCTGACAAACAACTTCGTAAAAAATACGGGGTTAGTTATCAGTGGCATCAAGAAACTTTTGCAAAACAAAATGGTGTCTGTGCTATATGCAAGCGACCCGAAACAACCGTCATTCGCGGGAAAGTGATTGCTATGCCCGTTGATCACGATCACAATACGGGGAAGGCAAGAGGTTTGCTTTGCACGCAGTGCAATCGTGGACTTGGTCTTTTCCGAGACAGTGAGGACATTTTGCAAGCAGCGATTCAATATCTCAAGGCCCCGGCGGGGGGCTAATCACCCCCCTTTCTTATTGGTTGGTCAAACTTTTCAAGGAGCAGGCCATGCCCCAGTTCTCGGACGATTTATTTTTAGGCCCCGCCCAGACGTACATGGGTACGGGACTTCGCAATTACACCACTACCGCAACTGGCGGATCAGGTGGTGTTTCTTCTTCTACTCTGACGGTCACGGCCGTTGGTTTTGGCGCACCGATCGCGCTCGGGATGTATGTTGACGGAACAAGCGTTGCTGACGGCACCTACATCACCGCGTTTGGCACTGGCACCGGCGGTGCTGGCACCTACACTCTTAACCAGAACATCAACGTCGCCAACACGACCGCGTTGACGTTGCATGGGAATATCCCGTTTGAGAATCCCGCCCCGATGGATCTGGGTATCGGTCCTCTTGGCCGTATCTACGTCTGGGATGTCATTCCTCAAGCTCCAATTGCGAACAACCTTGCAACTGCTCAGTCGCCTACCAGCGCGTTTACGTTGACGGCAGGCACGTCGGTCAAGGCCGTGACGCTGAAAGATGGCTCGATCGGATACGCACTTGATGTTCCCCGTGGTCTGGTCATCACGATCGGCGCGGGAACGATCGCCAACCGCAACATTACGATCAGCGGTTTTGACTACTACGGTCAGGCGATGAGCGAAGTGATTGCAACGGGCACGACTCCATCCACCACCGTGGCTGGCCTGAAGGCGTTCTACATTGTTACCTCGATCACCACCTCCGGCGCTGTTGGCGGAACGGTTGCGGTTGGAACCACCGATGTTCTAGGTCTTCCAGTTCGCGTGACCAACGTGGCTTACATTGCCAGCGTCAAGTCCAACAACACGTTGGCTCAGGATGCAGGCACGTTTGTCGCGGCAGATACCTCAACTGCAACCACCGGCACTGGCGACGTTCGCGGCACATACGATCCTGCTACCGCATCGAACGGTATCGTTCGCACGGTGATGGGTATCCTGTTGCCAGCAATTGCAGTCGGCCCCAATGCAACCCGAGTTGGCGCTCTTGGCGTCACACAAGCCTAAAGGAGGCTGAAATGGGTCAGTTCAAGCCAATGGTCAAGATGGAGACCACAGAACCCTCCATCGAACTGAAGTTGAAGAAGGGCGGTGCCGTCGAGAAGAAGATGGCATACGGTGGCGCACCGATGGGTGCGATGACCGGACCTGCTCGTGGCGGTATGGGTGCAGCAGCCGCTCCGGGGATGCCAGCGCTCGCCGCACGTCGCCGTGCCATGAAGGCCATGGGTGCCGCTCAGTCGGCCCCTGTAGGCCGCGCAGCGTCGATGATGGGCATGAAGGAAGGTGGTGACATGGCGCAAGACAAGGCCATGATCAAGAAAGCCTTCAAGCAGCACGACGCTCAGGAGCACAAGGGTGGCAAGGGCACGATGCTGAAGTTGAAGAAGGGTGGAAAGTACGCTTCCGGCGGTGCAATCCCCTCTGAATCGATTTCTGGTACGCCTGCAACAACCATCGTTGATACGGCCAAGCCCGACAACGCACCTGCCAAGACTGGCGGCGTGAAGAACGGCAACGCTGGCGGCTTCAAGAAGGGCGGCATGATGAAGTGCGCCACGGGCGGTGCGATCGTTTCCGAGAAAACCTCGGGCTCGTATGCTACGACCCAGATGAACACCTCCAAGCCTGACAATGCACCAGCCAAATCTGGCGAAGTGAAGAAGGGCAACGGCGGTGGGTACGCTACGGGTGGTGTCGCAAAAGCTAACGCCGGTGGATACCGTAAAGGCGGTGCTGCAAAAAAGTTTGCTGAGGGCGGCCGCGTTCAAAACGACGGCGGTCCGGAGCAGATGAAGCAGGGGCGTAAGCCAATGCCACAGCCTGTAGCGATCAATATGCTCTCCGGCACCTACAAGAAGGGCGGGGACGTATCTGCGAGCAAACTACGTGCAGTCAACAAGGCCGAGTTCGCACCAACGATGAAGGCTGCAAAGAAGGACAGTAACGAAAAGTACGGTCCTCCGCGCAACTTTATGATGGCTGAGGGCGGGAAGGCATCCAAGGACGATTCAGATCGTTTTATGAGTGATGTTGAGTACGTCAGAGAAAATATGCGGATGCTGCCTGATGACGAAGTTGTTTACAGCAAGGTGCGGGGCTTAGGTCCTGCGATGGCAAGTAAACGGCTTGAGAGGCGTGGCGTTGATGTTCCCGGACTTGTTGGCGGACGACCCGGAGGGGTTGACGCCATTATGGAAGGCGGGAAGAAGCGCGGCGGCAAGGTCTGTTAAGGACGGGGGCTTCGGCCCCTGTCTTCATTGGAGATTAGTATGGGAATTTATTCGTCAGTGTCCCGCCAAGGCGCATACGAGCCATTCGAGTTGCAAGTGGCCCGTGGTCAAATTCAGGCGCACTCAATTGTTACGGTGTCTGGTTACAACTCCGATGTTGATACTGCGTGGGAGATGATTACTCCAGTCGGTGATTTGTCTTACGCCGCCGCCGCCTTGCAAATGACTGTGAGTTCTTCCAGCGCAAGCGATACTTCGGCTGGCACTGGCGCACGAACTGTGTTGATTACAGGCTTGGATGCCAACTATGCAGTCATCAGTGAGAGCGTGACCATGAATGGTCAGACGGCTGTAACAACCACAAATTCATTCTTGCGCATCAACTCCATGTTGGTAACAACCGCAGGGACAGGTTTGGCAAACGCAGGCATCATTTACATTGGTACTGGCACTGTGACCTCTGGTGTTCCAGCAACTATTTACAATGTGATTGCGGCTGGTTATAACAATTCAACTTCAAGCCAGTACACAGTTCCTGCTGGCTATACTGGGTATTTGGTAATTGCTCGAATTGGCTTGGCTCAAGATACTGGAACCAGTTTAATTACTGCAAGAACTCGTTTTGTTGGAACGAATGGAATTGCCATCACCGGCCCATTGATTGTTACTAATAACAGCATTTCTACACAACCATTTCCCTACCCTATTTCAATCGCTGAAAAGACTCGCATTCAAGGCGAAGCAATTGGTGGTGCGGCAAACAATGAAGCCGCTGGGTTCTTTGAGTTGGTTCTCATCAAGAATGCTGACTGACCGTGCCAAGTAAATCAATTGCCCAGCATCGCCTGATGGAGGCGGTTGCTCACAATCCAAAGTTTGCCAAGAAGGTTGGCATTCCTACGTCGGTTGGGAAGGACTTTGCAGAGGCCGACAAAGGGATGAAGGGCGGCGGCCTGTATGCCAACATCGCAGCCAAGAGGAAGAGAATAGCCGAGGGCAGCGACGAGAGAATGCGCAAACCCGGTTCTCCGGGCGCACCGACTGCGCAAGCCTTCCGAGAGTCTGCAAAGACCGCAAAGATGAAGGACGGAGGCCCAAGTCTAGCGATCGGCCGAGGCGAGAAATTGCCGGCGGATCAAGGCGCAGGGCTTACCGCAAAGGGCAGAGCAAAGTACAATAGCGAGACTGGATCTAATCTCAAAGCACCGCAACC